TGGTAACTGTTTATGTTGAAAACAACCTTACCATTAGTGCTGGTGATGTTGTTTTAATTTACGAGGTAACCATACCAGAATTCACCTCGATTCTAAATAAATCATTTCAGGTAACGAGGGCAACCATTAACGAAATCGAGTTTTACGCCCCGGTTCCAAACTACACCATAGATATTGTTTCCGCTTCTCAAACTAACACAACCGTTACCATGGTTGTTCGTGGACACGGGTTTAATACTGGGGATTCAATAGAAGTGGAAGGGCTTACTGGCACTAATGGCGGAACAATGCCTAACGGAACACAAACCGTTACCAGCGTAAGTGGTGATCAGTTTACATATACCGCTGCCGAAGCGTTGCCGTATTACACAATACCTACGCCAAAAGCAATTACCGCAGTTTCAGTTGCGGCTGGGGTTGTAACAATCACGATTAACTCACATGGTTTTGGTGGTAATGGCTGGGCCGAAGTAAGTGGTCTTGATAGTGGTCTGAATGGCAACAAGTCCCTAACCAGAGTAAATTCTAATGAGTTGAGCTTTGCTGCACCAGGTGTGACAAGTGTAACGATAACATCTGGACTGTTGTCTCAGATGACCTACAACCTTACGACCACCTCGGCAACTGCTTTAAATCCAGATAGGGAGTCTGAGCAGATTGAGGTTGGTGGTAGATTTTCTGTTGGCGGAGGATTCATGCACCAACCGGGTGCGCCTTGGGCTACCTACTTCCAGCGCAGGTTGTTCGTTCCGTTTTACTACTCTCAATCTGGCACTTTTAGCGCACCAGTCTACACTAGCAGAAAAATTTCCGACGAGATTGCGGTTTCTGACCTGCTGGACACTACGACCTTCGACCAGATCGAGAATCAATTTCGTATCACTGGTGGTACTGCCGACTATGTGGTGGCAATGCACGGGTTTTATGACGATGCTTTAGTGGTATTGAACCGCAACAGCCTCCACCTTGTAGCTAGGACTCAGGGAAGCCTGTCTGACACCGTGGTCAAGGAGCTTACTGGCGAGGTTGGGTGCTTGGCTCGCAAGACGGTGGTCATGCAGGCTAACAATATGTTGTTTTTGTCCGACGAGGGCATTTACGGGCTAACCTTCCTTAACGATTACAACCTTCGTGGCACAGAAGAACCGCTTTCCAAGAACATCCAGCCGTATATCGACCGCATCAACAAGAACCTTGCAGGTAAATCGGTAGCAGTCTACTTCAACAACCGCTATTACATCGCAGTCCCGCTGGATTCTGTGGCTGGAGGCAACGATGCCCGTGGAAACAATGCGGTTCTGATCTACAACTTCTTAAATAAGGGGTGGGAATCGCTGGACACCTACGGAGATTCTAGGTTTTTGATCAAGAACTTCATCACGGCTAGTGCTGGGGTGCGTAATAACCTGTATGCCGTTAGTGCAAATGGGGGATTGCACCAGATTGACGCTTCCGACTCGTCCACAGACCGCTTGAGCGTTACGAATGAAAGCACAGATGTGGTTACTCCCACGATCAACTCGTATGTGACTAGCCGTGGTTACGACTTCAAGACCCTTGAGCGCAAGAGATTCACGGACGCACAGGTTCAGATGCAGAACTTGGCGGGAGAGACTGGTGAGTACGACATTGCGTTTGCTACGGAAGATCCAGACTCAGGAGAAAGCATTGGAACTACTACTACATTCCTTGGTGGTCAGATTCTATCACCCAGCAGCCCGAACGAGGCTGAAACCGCAAGCATTAGGTGTAGACTTGGTGGTCAGCGTGGCTATACTGGGACTATCACATTGACAAGGACTATAGGTTCACCTAAGATCCACTCTATTCAAGTGGCGGGTTCTATCACTAACAGACAAATTCTATCACAAAAATAACATGGGAGTTGTAAATACAACCTACACATTTACAAGCACTGACACAATCACCAGTGCTAAGATGAATAACATCATTGATGAAACGACATTTACTGGTGATGCAATCCAAGGAACCACCTTGCAGGTTGTGTCTCCGGGCAAACTTGCGGTAAATGCTCTTGGCATTACATCTAATGAGCTTGCTTCTGGTTCGGTGACTCCAGCAAAAATCTCCACAGGCGGCCCAAGTTGGACGGCATCTTCTATCTCGCTTCCTAATCCAACTACCATTACTGGAAACGCCACGGTTACTAATGATGCCACGGTTACTGGAAACGCCACGGTTACTGGTAATGCCACGGTTACTGGAGAAACGACTTCCACTGGAGCGTTGACTGTTGGAACGGCTAAAATGGATGTGCCAACTGGGTCTGCCCCGATTTATGGATGCCGTGCATGGGTAAATTTTGACGGGACTACCGCAGCAAACATTGGCGGGACTTATGTTCGGGATTTAACAACGGTAACAGTAACGACTTCTGTTGCACACGGGTTAATTGTAGGACATAAGGTGTATTTAGATTTTACATCAGGAGCGGCAGTTGATGGGACTTTTGTTGTGACTGGTATTACAAGTAGCACTATTTTTACTGTAACTCATGGCACGTCAGGGGCAACTAGTGGCAACGTCACGCTTAATCGTAGGTTAATCAGAGGATCTGGTAACGTAGCCAACGTCAGCGCATTGGGGACTGGTCAATACGCAGTAAATTTTACAACAGCTTTCCCGGATGCTAACTATGCGCGAGCTGGGTTTGCTAACTATGTCAACTCTAATGTCGCCGGATTGGTTGGAGGAAACAGTACGACAACGACAACCGCTGAATCTTGCGATATTTTTACGGCAGCTTCAAGCACTGGTGGTGAATTTAACTTCTCACTGGTAAACGTAATGTTTATTAGATGAACCAGCACCTAGCTAAGGCAATAGCAATTTATGAACAAGAAGGTATCGACTTCCAACAACTTCTCACATGGCACTTATGTCATGGCGTTGTTGTTTGCGATATGGATTGTTTTGCTATGTGCTTTAGTGTGTTCCGCACAAACCCAACTCAAGCAGTCCATGTTGACGATGGGGACACCTTGTTCGTCACATTTACTACAGGGGATATGCGTGGAGCATTGCGCAAATACATTCAACACTACGACTGTATCGCATTCCAGCGCAGCTTTAAAGGAAGTGATCGCATAAGAGTCCACGACATGTACAAGTTTTATTCAAAGTTAAAAGAAAGTTAATTTCATGGGAAGTAAACCTAAATCAGTAAAAGCTCCAAAAGCAAATTATGCTCGTGACATTAGTCAAATGCTGTCGGCATACCAACAGTCAATGCCAGGAATCTTGTCGTTTGAGCAGCAATACCGCCCAGAGTTTCAAGACCTCAATCTTCAAGATGTTTCTCGGTTTGGACTTGGAATGCTTGGACTGTCTCCAGAGTTTACCCAACAGACGGCACAGCAACTTGGTGTAGCGCGTGAGGCTGAACTTGGTCAGATGACCGGACAGGCTAGGCTTACCCGTGGTTTAATGGCTGGTCTATCACCCGAACAGGCGAGTGCAGTACAACAAGCGCAACAAGAGTCCCAGAGGGCCTACGCTGCTGCACGGGGAGTCACTCCAGAGCAACAGCGCATGTACCAGCAAACCGCTAGAGAAGGCGCACAAGCCGCTGGTCGCGTTGGAGGGAATGCCGCTATCGCCTCTGAGATCATGGGCCGTGAGGACATCATGGCACGGAAGCGAGCAGAAGCGGCACAAGCAGGACAACAAGCGTTCAATCTTGCAGGTCAGTTTTACACCGCGCCCGGACTTCAGCTTCTTGGTAGCCAGCCTCTCTCCTATCAGACTGGCAACCAGATGATGGGCCTTGGACTTGACGCTATTGGTGCTGGTAAACCTCAACTTTTTGATGTTGGATCTGCGCTTAACCTTGGGGCCGCTCAAAGGCAGAATATTGTGAATGCAAATGCAGCAAACGCTCAAGCAAGGGCTACTTATGGAGCTGGGATGATGGATATGATTGGTAAGGGTCTTGGTGCGGCAGCGTCTATAGCAGCAGCCCCGATGACAGGTGGAACATCTTTGCTTGGATTGGCCGCCCTTGGGAAACCGACTGCTTAAAGCAAATAATAATAATAATATGCCATACGGACAAGGACAGATGCTAGGAGCGGGTGTAGACCCACGGATGTTTGTGCAGGACTACTCTGGCTTCACAAGGGCTGCGGAGATCCAAGCACAGGGGATGCAGAATCTTGGTGCTACAATTGGACAAGGCATTAAAGACTTTGGAGAGGCTCGCCAAGAGCGCAAGAAGATTGATGCTGAAATTAAGGCCACCTCTGCTGGTATTGAGTCTGCAATCAAAATGGGTAAAGACTTGGGTATTGACATCGGAAGTTACTTGTCCCCAATCCAAGCTAAAATTAACGACCCAAATACCTCGCCGGTAGAAGCGTTGGCACTTGGAAGAACTGCTGCTCAAGGGATCTCAAACGCATTCACCCTTGGAATTGGGGCGCAAGATAGAGCTATTCAACAAGAGCGTCAGCGTTCTGAAAATGCTTTTAAGCTCGCCAACCTAGAAGTGGCGCAGCAAAGAGCCAATATATATGGGCAAAAAGCTCAAGCTGAAGCGTCTAAACTCACCAAAGGTACTTTGTCGTTTTTTGATCCAGATACCAATCAAAGTGAAGAAATGGATGTGAATTACGACCCACAAGGTCGCCCTCGCGTAATTGGCACTGGGGAGCTTATTGTAGATCCGGTAAAAGTTAAATACGGAGAGGGTGGAGTTGAAAAACCCCCAGAAACATCTCAAGTTGGTGGTATTTCTGATTCTATTGCTAAGGCCTCACAATTAAACATCAACCAGCCGCCAAGCAATGGGGCATTTGGATTTACAACTAAAACTAGAGATGAACTTGGTAGGTCGTCAATTGGTTCAAGACAGGTGTCATTAGACTTTAACGCTGCCGCCAGCAAAGACGCCAAGGGAATTGAAATAATTATTCCAAATGACGCTACCCCAGAAGAAAGAAATGCCGCCAACAGGTATGTCCAATTGACTCAAAGGTTTTTTGCTGATAGGGGTCTTAATCGGCCAATTCGCGGAGTGCGGACGGCAAAAGAGAATGGAAGAGGAACGCCTGGTAGATTCCATACTGAACCATTTTTTGTAGGAGATGGAGAAGCCCGTAAGATTATGGAAAGCGATCCAGATGGGTACGCTCAAGTTTTGGCTAATGCTTTCAACGGCGTTCAAGGAGTTACATTTATTGCTCCACATAAAAAAAATGATCCCGGAGCATCTGACGGAAAATTTAATGAACGAGATTTCGCCAAAGGTTCTATCATCCCGGCACTTGAGCGTTTGAGTAAGGGCGATCTCTCCCAACAAGCAATGGGTGCACCGGAACAGCAAGCCGAAGTAGCAAGACAAATTAAGCAGGGTGCTGGAATGCAGATGGTTCAAGCCGGTGGTGGAATGCCAACTGAACCAAGTCTCGCTCAACAGCAGCCGCAACTACCAGCTAGAAGGCAAGTTGTCGCCACAAGACCAGTTGGTGGTGGACAACAGCAACAAAAAACGGTTAGAATCGTAAGTGGAGAAGAAGCCCAAAGATTTGGATTAAAGCCAGAAGGCACATATGAACTTTCATTCAATCCTACTGGAGAACTTGCTGGAACCCAAACAATTTCACAGCCGCCAACTGAAACTGAAAAAGCTAAAGCAGAAGAAACGAGAATTGCGAAAGAAAAAGCAGCCGCATCGAAAAACATAGCAATCAAAACAATTTCTGAATTTGTTGATAATAAAGGTGAAGCTACTGATGCACTTAAGAGTGCTGTTGGGTATGGTGAAGCATTTGCCACTGGGGTAGCTGAATACGCACCGTTTTTAGGTACTCAAAGCGGAAAAACGAGATCAGACCAACAAAGGCTAAAT